CTTCACTATCAAATCGTGCTTGTACATGATCTGGAATAGATAAAGCGTTAGGCTCTTCAAAGGTCCATTCTTCTTCCTGTGTGTTATTCTCTCTAAGTTGACTACTACGTGTTTCATTTCGTGTCATAATAATTCTCCGCGCTTCTATTTAATATTTGTGTATTCACCGTCAAGCCCATTTACTTTGAGCTTTTCGGCAGCATATCTTTCAAGTGGAATATTCCATTTCTGTGCTAGTCGGATATCTTCTTGAGATAACTTAACCTTTTTAGAATTGGATGAGGAGGAACGCGATCCCCCCGAAACCACTTGAGCAGGACTTGACGTACTGTCCTGCACACGTTGAATATCTTCCCCAAACTGTTGAGGAAAAGATTGCTTCATTCTGTTACTAATCTCCTGATAAAATTCATTATCATTTGGATCGTAACCTTCATTCTTTAGTTCCGCATCAATGGCTAGTGCCGCTGCGGTCATAACATTATTAGTACCAAACCAATCATTCTCTGATGCCCACTCTTCTGCCTTGGGATCATTGGCAACAGGTCTAGGAGCAACCTGCTGTTGCACTGGCTGTTCTACTGGAGCAGCTTCATAATTACGTTTAGCACTGGAAACATTCTTCAGATCACCCTGCGCTTCGTTTAGCATTGTCTGAGCTTGAAGAAGTTTTTCCTTCTCGCCATTTTCAAATGCTTCTAAATAAGCTGCCTGAGCTAACTGAATCTTATCTGTCAATTGCTTTTCTGAAGCATCGAGACTTAGTTTATTAATCTCCTGTACTTCAGAATGCTTTGTTTTGAGGTTAGTTTCTAATTCCTCATTCTTCTGCATGAGGGAGTGAATCTGTTCGTCGCGTTCTTTACGCTGACGAATGAGTTGTCGGATACGTTTCTGAGCGCCAGACGTTTCAACTCCATCTAGCTCTGACCCACCTTTTTCTTTTTCTTTTTCTTCTTTTTCTTCAGGTGCAGAAACTGCAATAGCTTGTTCAGAAGATTCTTCAATTTCATACGCAACTTCATTCTCCTCTGCATTATCAGGAACAGATACTTCGCTCCACTCTTCTTTTTCGATCATTGTTTTTTTCTTTCCCGTTGTTTACGAAACAAACGATTTAACGATTATATCAGTATATTATAGCATAGTATTGTTATATCTACAAATTAAGCTGATCCTGCACTAAGATTAAAGGTAGGATCAAGATCAGCAGGGTTTTCTACACGGAGCATGATCTGGTCATCAAACAATAGAATAAGCCGCACTCCTTTATAAAATAGCTTAGTTCCTGTATGCTTACCGTAGCAAACATAGTCTCCTTCCTTACACCAGTTACCTTTAGGAAACTTATCCTGATCTCCATACGCAAGATCACCAAGGCTTAAAACTTTACCAATAGTTGTAAGATATGCCATATCTTCTTTGGTAGAGTCTGGAATAATAATACCACCCTTGGTTAGCGACTTAACCGAAACAGGGCGGACTAGGATATGAAAGCCGGGAAGCGATGGTAGTACATCAGGGTCCGGCTGTTCAATAGGGTCTGTGATCCAGAGATCATTTTTAATAGAATTACCTAAATTTACTTGTTGCATTTTACTCCTCATCTTCGTCGTATATGCGTTTCTTTACAATATCAGTTAGACGGTCTCTTGACCACTCTAACCCTGAAAGCGTGCCTACCATTTGCCTATACTCAGCATAGTCACTGGCACTGCCATTACCAAGAGACACTCTTAGATTATTAATTTCTTCATTTAGTGTTTGAACAAATTCATCCCAGATAGTCATTACTTGAGTTTAGCAGGTCCGGGAAATTCAAACGAGGACTTATCGAACTCGCCAAGAACACTACGATTTTTACGTGTGCCGTAGGACTCTTCCTTCACTACATCACCAAACGTAGCACGATTAGAGGACGGTACATGTGTAACGTATCCGTCAGTAATACCTTTAACATCAGGCTTCACATGATCGTGATAGCCCTTTCCTTTTGTCATCATTGGTTGTCTCCTTGAAACTGTTTAAGAAATTCAAATATTTCTTGAGTTGTGTTTTCTTTTTCTTTACCTTGCTGCTTTTCAGCTTCAATAGCCAATAGTGTAAGAGCTTCAAGGGCTTTGATATCTTGCTTACTATTCCGATCTAGCTCGGCTTTCTCTCGTTTGAAGTTATCAGTAGAGTTAGTTTTCAACATACTAATAATCTGATCGTTCTCTTCAAGCTCAAGTTTCTTATTCTTCAGTTCCATATCAGCCGCTGAGATAGCAGTATCATTCTGAAGTTTTTGTTTCTCAAGTTCTACCTTGGCCTGTTCAAGTGAAACTAGCTGCTGCTCTGGCGACTGTGCCATGCCCATAGCCATGTTAGCATTGAGAACCTGCTGTGCAGCCTGTGCTGTAATCATTTCGATTACCTGCGGGTTACGAGCAGCATCTGGCCCAGCTTCCTGCATCAACTGCTGAGTCATACCTGCCACCTGTTCCTGATACTTCATTACAGAATGTTCCTGAATGTTAGCTTCAAGAATAGGACGGAGCCTACCCATAATAGGATTAGAGCCGTTCATAGGGTCTTGGAGGTAAGCCATCTTAGTCTGGATATGTGCATCATGGTTCTGACCAGCAAATGCCCCGATAGGGATACCCTTTGTTGCAGCCATGATATCAGACACTGGGTCCATAGCTTGAGGCTCAATCTTAGGAGGCAGTATCTGTTCTAGGTTAGGCATGTTAGCAGCATGTAGAATAGTTCTATTCAATGCTTCTAGGTTAAACATTCCCGGCGGGGACTGCTGTGCCATCTGTAATGCCATGTTAGCCAACATCATGCGATGGGCATTGGATGGAATGTTAGGATCAGATACAGGGATAATATCTACACGACCATCAAAGTCTTTTCGGAAAATACTACGCGACTCGAATGGGACATCATATGGATATTCGTCAGGTAAGTAATCATAGTTAATACTGGCAAGGATTCTAAATTCATCCTTCTGTGATTTATGTACTCGCTTGTGAATAGCCGAGAAGAACTTACTACTGGCTTCAAGCAACGCCATAGTCGTGCCAACGGGTCCATAAGAGGCAGCATCAGAAATTACTTGCTCTGTGCTATCTGCAAACTTTTGTCCTGTCAAAGCTACAAACTGTAGCATCTGATATAGAGTTGAGGAAGGCTCTTTGTAGGGGAGGGGAACAATAGCCTTTGATAAATCTATACCGGTTGCTTCAACCTCTTTGAACTCGCCCGGACTGATTGGATCATTATCTCCAACAATCCTGACACCCTTAGCTTTAAACCCACCCGGAAGATTAGCAAACTGACCTGCGTCTATAAGAGACCGCATTGCTGCCGTCGCACTCATTGTCAGATTTCCAAGGAAATGAATTAAGCCAAGACCGTAGAAACCAAAACCGGGAACAAACCTGTAATGAACAAAGTGACTCCGCTTCTCACGGTTAGGATCGTCTTGCTCATAGTTTCTACGAATACTTAGTACCTGTCGAGAATCCTGCTCAACAGTTACAATATATGGAAGTGCTTCATCAGCATCTTCAATGTCTAGATAACAATGCTGTTCCAGTAAGACATACTGAGGATCATTGTCATAATCAGGATTGAAACCAAGAATAGTATCAATCTTTTCTGCAAAAGAAGTAATCCCTGATTGAGAAGGAGTGGGAAGATCAGCATCTTGATATACTCCTGCATTGATATCTCTTTGAATATCTTTAGGACTACGATAGATTACATGCGTATACCTGTCAGCATTCCGAAGATCAGTAGCATAGTAAGAAATATAAAACTGGTCAATAGGAATAAACTCTGAGACAGGGCGCTTCAGTGTAGAGCTATAGTAAATCTTTTTAAACGCTGAACCAATCAAGGGGAGATGGAAAAGCATTCTTTCAAATTCGTCAAAGTATTCTGGCATCTGCTCAGTAACCTGATAGTTCATAAAGTTCTGAACACGGTTAGCTTGCATTTCCTTTTCAGGAGTAGCTGTTCCTAGAATATTTGCTTTTACTGGACCACTTGCAGGAAAGAGTTCCTGTGAAGCCTTCGACTGAAACTTAACAGCCGACTCAATTAGTAGTGGGTGGACTGCCGTACATGCGCCCTCAAAAGGTTCTGAACCTTGCTCTAGCTTTAAGCCTAGCAAATCAAACCCACGTTCAAACATAGACTCCCATTCAGAACGGGACTCCTTATCTGCTTGAAAATTATCTATGACCATGCGGCCAATCTCAAGAAGTTCTTCTTCTTCTAATGTCTCTGTTAAATCACCATACCACTCAGCAACTTCGTCAGTTGCTTCCATGCCTACAGCTTCAGTAAAATCTACAATGACGCCATCACCTTCAGGATCAATCTCAATGCTTGCTCCTGTTTCAGACTGCTCCATGAGAGGGATTACATTATCCTCTTCTTCAGGGATCGTGTCAAAAGG